AAATCGGAAGTCTTTCTCGGAGTTTATTGCGGAGGAAGAATCGGTAAAGATTCCAAATAAAGGAGACTTAGCTGAAGCAATACTGGCGTGTGGTGTAGCGGCCAAGTTTTTTGATCCCACGGCTGTTGTTTCTAAAGTTTCGATAGAGAAAATGTTAGGTAAAGTTCTCTCGACTCGAAAGACTGAGTTAGAAAGAGGCGACATGTCTGCGAAGACTACTGTAAAGGTTTCTGATACAATAACTCTGAGTGTTGGCATACGAGCAAGAGAATGGGAGTTTATATCAAATCGAAAGAACTGGCCATTGATTGAGTGGCAGTTTACGTCTGTTGCAAAATACTGTAATAACTATAAAAGGCTTTTACGATACGCAAGCATATTATATCGAAACAATAAAGAAAATAAAATTGTTGTCGATGCTGACGGACTTACTGATCAGAAAGGTACAAAAGCTGATATCAAAGTAAAGATTGATGGTAAAGTTGTCAACATGCAAATGTCTCTCAAAGTGACTGGTGGTGATCAGATAGGACAAATGTCTGGTGTACCATTCGATAGACAAATTAGTTTGTTTGAATTGCTTGGTGTCGATGTATCACCTGCACGAAAAAAGTATGAAGAAAAATTAAAAGAAGTAGACATTACCTATGCATTTACAAGCAGAGATTTAATCAAGTCACCACAAGCAAAAAAGATACAAGATGTGGTACGACAAGCAAATGCATTTGTGCATCAAGAGGCCGCTGAGAAATTAGAAAAACTCATGCGAAGTAAGAATACGGCATTCATAGAAAAACTTACTGACTTTTTAAGAAAAGCGGCAACTGGTAATGATCCCACGATTGAAGTTGTGAAGTTAAGTACAAAGGGTTATAAAAGAGCTAAGTTCGGAAAGAAATATGTACAAAATATGAAAGATGCTATGGATCATTTAAAAGTAGAGTATAGAAGAAAAACAGGTGATCCAGAAACAATTGTGTATGATCCCAGAGTGGGTGCATCAAACAACTCATCAGCCCGTCTATTCAAAGTACGTGCAAAGATTATTTACGAATCAAAGAAAAGCAAAGGGGCGAAAGTTTATCCAATATATGTAAGAAATCTGATAGAGTCAGGAGACTTAATGTTTGACTTAGCATCAGATTTATAGGAGGCTATAATGGCAGAAGAAGAAAAATTTTTACAAGAAATAAAAGAACCAAAACATACAGACGATCCTCATGATTCGGTAGGAAAAGAATCTCTTGATGGATACATTGAGATTGATATATTTAAACCAGGAAAAAATACTTTTGGTAATAAAGTAACAGAGAAAAGAAAAGTTGCTAAAATGAGTTATTCAAGAGAAGAAGGTTGGGTAGAAGTTGATGCAAAACTTCCTAGGAAAAAATGATTTTGTATGGTTTTTCGGGGTTGTCGAAGATCGTAATGACCCTGTACAACTCGGAAGGTTGCGTGTCAGGTGTTATGGTTGGCACACCGATGATAAGAACGAAATACCTACTGAAAGTCTACCATGGGCAATCCCGTTACAAAGTGTCACTTCCGCGGCAGTCAGTGGAAAGGGAACATCGCCGACGGGCATACTTGAGGGATCGTGGGTTATTGGATTCTTCGCAGACGGGCAAGAGGCACAAGAACCCTATATAATGGGAACAATTGCTGGAGCACCAAAGTTTTCAGCAGACACTTCGAAAGGTTTTAATGATCCAAATGGTAAATATCCTTTATATGTTGATGATAGTGATGTCAATAAACTTGCGAGAGGCACTAACACTATTACTGTTAATGCTGATACTAATATTGGAGCACCTAAAGCGTCTTATGCGGCCGAATATCCCAAGAACCATGTAACTGAAACTGAAAGTGGCCATGTTATTGAAATAGATGATACGCCAAGTGCAGAACGAATCAACGTGTTTCATAAGTCTGGCACTTTTGTAGAGATACAGCCAAGTGGTGATGTAGTCATACAACAAAAGAATGGATTCAGAACTGTAACTGGTAACGATAAGTTACATGTCACAGGTAATATGGATTTTATTATAGATGGTGATGTAAACTTTAGAGTTTCGAAAAACTTCAATGTTACAGCTTTAGGTAATATTGATATGAAATCTAAGAGAATGGATTTAAATAGTACTGCTGGACTGTTAGAACCAAGCACATTAATTGATACTGCTACTTTATTTGAAACAAATATTCAGAAAGTAAAACCAGAAGAAGTACCTCCTGGTGTACCTACAAATCCAGAACAAGTTGAACAGACTGATGGTAAAAATCCACAAGATGTAGAGTATGAAGAGAAATCGCCAGCGACTTGTGGTGCGGCCGATAATCCTCATAGAAATCCATATGATATAGCAAATGCATTACTTGCTGAAGGTGGTTGGAAAGAAACTGGTAATAATCCTAAGATTAAATTTCTTTGGGATGAGATTGGCTATAATGGTTCTCAATACGCTGATCAAACAGCTTGGTGTGCTACATTTGTAGGTGCAGTACTCAAGCGTTCAGGTAATAAGTATATAAAAACAGCATCATCTCAAGCGTACTCTGGCTACGGAAAAGAAATATCTATTGACAATATCAAACAAGGTGATATAGTAGTATTCTTTAGGAAAGGTAGAAACTCTGGATTAGGACATGTAGGATTTGCTACTGGCAATAAAACAGATGCTACAATAGAAGTTCTTGGTGGTAATCAAGGAAATACGTTAAGCGTTAGAAGTTATCCTATTAATAATACAGCTAAGAACTTTGGACTTAGAACAGTTAGAAGGGCTGTAGCTTGTGATGATGGAACAACAGAAGCACCAAACGCTGTTGATACTAGTATAGCTACATCTTCTGGTGTAGGTGGACAGGTGACATAATGCCAGGAGTTGTAAGAAACAATTTAGATAAAAATGTTAAACACTTAGATCCATTAACACCATTGCCGGCACATCAGACACCTTATGTCAAGACAAATGGTAATGTATTTGTGAATGCCCAGAGAGCGATTGTTGTAGGAGATAAAACCGTGTGTGGTGATGAAGCGTTAGTTGGTTCATCGAATGTTTTTATTAACGCAAAACCAGTTCATCGAAAGAATGATGCTACAAAGGGCCACGATAAGTTTCTACCCAGCAAAGCTGAAACTGGTTCAACAAATGTATTTGTAAATGGTGAATAATAGTTATAAATAGACAATAGTATTTTATCATTATATAAAGGAAGAGTCAAGTGAATTATCATGATATTTTGTTAAATCTTTTTGAAACGTATATAAGAGAGAGTGAAAAATTTGAAAAGAATAACATGTCTGCTGGTACAAGAGCAAGAAAGTCTTTAGCTGAAATTTCTAAAATTTGTACCGCAAGAAGAAAAGAAATACAAGAGAAGAAGAATGCCCGATCCTAGTCAAGTTATCTATAGCGATTTCGATACATTATTTGTAACAAATCCTATTACTAAATCTTTAAATAAGAAGATAAACAGAGATGCGGTAAAACAATCTGTAAAGAACTTGATATTAACTGATTACTTTGAAAGGCCATTTTCTTCTAACATTGGTTGTAATATAAGGGGTTTCTTATTTGAACCTTTTACTTCTCATCTACAAGAACAAATAAAACAAGCAGTTATAAACGTAATAGAAAACTACGAGCCTAGAGCAAGTATTATAGATATATTAGTTGAAGATAGATTGGATTTAAATGCTATATCTTTGACAATAGCTTTTGAGGTTGTGAATGATTCTGAAGCAGTAGTTCTAGATGTCATATTAGAAAGAGTAAGATAACATGTCGGCTAATACATACCTCAGAGTCACCGAAGTAGATTTCGCTGACATAAAAACAAACTTAAAAACGTATCTTCAATCTCAGACACAGTTTAATGATTATGATTTTGAAGGTAGTAATATGTCAACTTTGCTAGATGTATTAGCATACAATACACATTACAATGCTTTTTATACTAACATGTTGGCCAACGAGATGTTTTTAGATACTGCACAACAACGTGATAGCGTAGTGTCAAGAGCAAAAGAATTAGGATATCTCACACGTTCTGCTAGAGGTGCTAGTGCAAATGTATCTATAACATTTACTGGAATCGCATCGAACATTTCTGAGTTTGAACTTCCAAAAAACACAACATTCACTTCAAGTATTAATAATAGAACATTTACTTTTGTAACACCAGAATCAAATATTATTCGAAATATATCTAATACTTTTACGAAACCAATCACGATCACAGAAGGTACACCAGTTAATCATGAGTTTAATGTAAGTAGTGCATCACCTGTAAAATATATTTTACCAAATGAAAATGTAGACACTACTAGTATAAAAGTTACTGTGAAAGAATCTTCTTCATCAAGTGCAAATACAGTTTATTCAAGAGCAACAAATATAAGAGAAGTGAATAGTAAATCCGCAGTATACTATCTACAAGAAACACATGATAAACAATATGAGATATTATTTGGTAGTGGTTCTCTGGGTAAACCCGTTGTAGATGGTAATATTGTTCAGGTAGAATATAGGGTATGTCATGGAATACAGACTAACGGCGCAAATACTTTCTCTATTGATAGTATATCAATTACTCCTAGTTACACAAGTGCTAGTCTCACAGTAAATTCAGTAGCAAGAGGTGGAGTAGAACTTGAGAGTATTGACAGTATAAAGTTTAATGCACCAAGAAACTTTAAAATACAAAATCGTGCAGTGGTTGCAAAAGACTTTGAGAGAATTATATTAAATGAAAATACAAACCTTTCATCAGTTGTAGCGTTTGGTGGTGAAGAGGCCACTCCAGCTGTGCATGGAAAAGTTTACATTGCAATCAAACCACAAGGTGAATTGATTCCTACAAATACATTAAAAGAAGAAATAAAAAATTCTATTAATGATAGAACAATGCTTGGGATTGATCCAGTAATTATTAATCCAGAATATCTTTATGTTATACCTACAATTACAACATACTATGATAAATTGAAAACAAATATAACAACATCAGCTATATCTACTTTAATTAGAACAGGTATATCAAATTATTCGTCAACGAATTTAGAACAGTTTGGTAAAAGATTACGATACTCTAGATTTGTAAGGGCTTTAGATAATACAGATGAGTCAGTTTTAAATAACGAAGCTTCTTTTAAAATGCAAAAAAGATTTGTGCCAAATACAAATACTGCAACGCTTGTAAATCTAAAGTTTTTAAATCCTATCGCAAAGAACTCTATCATATCAACTTCATTTACTTTAAATAATTTTACTGCATTTATAGATGATGATGGTTTAGGCAATCTTAGAGTTTTTAGATTTAATTCAGATAAAGAAAAAGTTTTTATAAATTCAAATTTAGGAACAATTAATTATGATACTGGTGAATTAAATATTAATAGTTTTACTGTTACTGCTTTTGATGGTATAGAAATAAAAATAAACGCTGATCCAGTAAATAAAGATATTGTTCCTCTCAGAGAACAGATTATAATCGTGTCTTCCGCTGATGCGGTAATCACAACAGTATCAGAGGTAAGTGATTAATGGCCGTAACTGAGAAACTATCATCATTAGTTCAAAGACAGTTTCCAGCCTTCTATCAAGAAGAGGGAGAAAAGTTTCTATCTTTTGTAAAAGCATATTATGAATACTTAGAAACATCTGGTAAACAACAAGATGCACAAAGAAATATACAGAGTTACAAAGACATTGATACAACATTAGATCAGTTTATAAAATATTTTCGTTCAGAACTTATGGCTGAAATTCCTAGTGAAGCCTTAGCAGATAAAAGATTACTTGCAAAACGTATAAAAGATTTTTATCAAACTAAAGGCACAATTGAGTCATATAAACTTTTATTTAAAATATTATATAATGAAGATGTAGAAATTAATTTTCCTGCTAATCAGATGTTAAAAATATCAGATGGTGATTTCAGAATCGATAGATATCTTGTTACCCATCATGATCCTAGAGCATATACACTAATAGGCAAAACAATCATAGGAACAGATAGTCAAGCTGAAGCACTTGTAGAAGATGTAAGAAAATTAATTTCTAAAAGAAGAGATATTAATCAAATATTATTATCAAACATTAAAGGATCTTTTACTCATTTAGAAACAATTAAGATAAAAGATGTTGATGATGGATATACACCAATAGTTGAATGTGGTATTAATAATGTACAGATGATATCTAAGGGTGGCGAATATCGTATAGGAGATGTTGTTGAATTATTCTCGACAACAAGTGGAGAAAAAGCAAAAGCGGTTGTTACAAATACTTTAGATTTACAAGCAAAAGTCAATTTTAATCTAATTGATGGTGGTTCAGGATATGTATCAACTGAAAGTGATGCAGGTACAACTGTTGAATTAATTGGAGGTGACGAGGGGGTTGCAAAAGATTTATGCTTCTCTGCTTTAAAAAATAATAAGGCAGTTATTACAGCCAATAAGGCATTAATTGCAAAATATGGTAAAGAATTAGCCGAAATAGCTGAAGAAAAAAATTTATTCTTTTCCTTTGAAGCTTCTGTTGCAGGAGGTATTCC